AAAGTTCTGCGCCGGCAAACTTATGTGCAAACTCTCTAACAATATCGTTATCAACAATGCGATTGCTAATATCTTCTAGAGCGGCACTTACCAAACCTCTTGTATCACTGTGTTGTACTGAGCGAGCAAATTGGTCTGTATCAACTGAACTCTCCAGTACTAGTTCACCGCTTTCAATAAACTCTCTAACTTGGTTTAGTTTGTTTGTTTTGTTTTCCATAGCAGTTTTGTAAATGCTATTAATAAGTGGAAGTGATTCAAATACACCGTCGTCTTGCTTCTTAACTGTGAAGAAGTCTCTCATTTCGTCTAAATCATCTTCAGATAATGTTTCTGATGTTGCTTCAAAACTTTCAGCAAATGATCCGTATCCACGTACTGTTGACATGCGTGTTAAGTTATTTCTAATACTGTTATAAGCATCACGCACACTTTCTACAATGTCTGATGTGTTTTCATTTACTAAGTTATTACGTCTACTGTATGCTACAAAGTTTTTTAACTGGCCTAAATGGTTTACATTTTCAACAATGTGTTGACCAATATCGTCATATAAGTTGCCACCTTCACTAATGTGTCTAGCAATTGCTCTTGCACCTAGTAAGTTTTTAAATGGTAGTAATGTTCTTTCACCGCTTGAAGTTTCAACAAATATTTTGCTGATGTTTCTGCTACGTGATCCCCTTACTTCTTCATCTACTGGGCGTTTGTGTCTTACAATAATCTTTGCTGTTTCGCCTAGATCTTGGTAACTACTTTTAATGCTACCGTACATTTTTGACTCGTTCATATCACTATCCTTAAACTCTTTTTGCTGGTTACGTAAAAATTCAAAATCTTTTCTTTCTAAGTTGGATTTATTAATATCTCTTACATCAAATGTCATCATTCTACGTTTTGAGAACTGTCTCATTTCACGTAAAAAATTGTACCAACCTGTCTTGTTTTCTCCCAAGTTGTTTACTAAATCATTACTATAGTAAACTTTGAACTTATCATCTACTAAACTAATAGTAACTGTGCCTGCCTCGTTTCCGTCCTTGTCTTCATATACAAAATCAAAGAAACGTGCGTCCTTAGGCTCAAGTGTTTTCGTAGCACTTGCGTCACCAATCGACAATGTCGAATACACTGATCGTAGTTTATCAAATAGTTCTTCTGAAACTTGTTCTATATTTTCCATTGTAGTATTTATACTTAAAGCATGATAAATGGCATTGGCATATCTTGTTCAGAATCTATATCGTCTTTTAGTCTGTCAAATAATCCAGTATCCCATTGCCTTACTTCATAGCTCATTCGTATTATTAGTAGTGTTGCGGCTACTAAATCGTCTGTTTCGCCATCTTTTGCGGCATAACTTTGCCCTCTCGCTATATATGTTTTTAGTTCTGATATTAAATTTTTACTGCGAATCTCTATCTTGTCTGTTTCGATTAGATTCTTTAATCTACTACAAGATAGCAATTTTGACTTATGTGTGGTATTAAATCCTTTTCTAAACCTTCTAGCATTTCCGTGCTTTTTAGTTTCAGACAGAAACACGCCATTAAATTGTTCCTCGCCTAAGTCGTCTATAACCACAAGTGCGGCTTCACCCAGTGTATTGTTCTCAATACTAAACCATATTTGCGGAACATCTAAATTCTTTGCACCTATTTCTTCTGAAATGTAATGTGTGATATCTCTTAATATTTTTATTTGCCCTTGGACTGGCGTTTTATTATGCATCCACTCTGCTACTTGTTTCATCGTGGGTATTTCAAACACTTGTATGGCGGCGTTATCACCACCTGTTCCTAAACTTGGATCTAATGCTATTAAATAATTGTGTCCTTTTTGTGGTTTGCTATACCATCTAACTTGTCCTTGGTTTTGTAAAACGTCTTTTGGGCGTAGTGATGCTAAAACTCTTGAATCAATAAGTGTCTCGTCATTAATAACAAACTCACATTCATGCTCGCGGGCAAAGCGTTCTGCGCCAATACGTCCAAGTTCTTCTTGTCTCCATTTTTCATCACGATCTGGATGTTCATTCCAATATGCTCTAAATGCAAAAAATCCATTACGACCTAAATCTGTTTGGTTGCCATGTTCGTCTATTGTTTTATTTGCTTCTCTCCATATCATAGCAAACTGATCCTCATCACTGTTTGGTGTTGAGGTAATAATAGCGCCACCACCAGTTGCTAGTGTTGGAGATATGGATGTCCAAAATTCTTTCGCAATGTTAGGCTTTACAAACGCAAACTCGTCTAAGTATAATAGTGAGATGGACAAACCACGCCCTGTATTTTCTGTAGTAGTTGTGCTGACAATTCTACTACCATTATCAAAGTCTATGCTACCTTTATTGTATGAGTAAACGCCAGGCCGAATAAAATCAGGTACATCTTCGTATGAATATCGTATACGTTGCATAATTTCTTGTGAACCGGCATACTTGTGCGCCGCAACAAGTATTGTACTGTCTGGAACAAACATAGTATACCATAACAAGTATCCTGCCGCAGTAGTAGTTTTACCTGTTTGCCGTGGCATCAAGTTAACGCTAAATCTGTGAGTGTGGTAACTTTCCAGTAAACGTTTTTGATATTCATACGCATGGTATTGTATTCTACCTCTGCGTGGGTGTTGAATCCAAAAATAGTTTTCTAAAAAATAAGCAGGACCAGTGTCAGGATCAGCACATTTAGCAAGTTCTAAGAGTTGCTCATCTGTGTATGATTCTTTGGTGTGTGCTTTTTTTACTAAGTTTCCGTCAAGTGAGGACATAACTGTATTTAACGGTTTATGGAGGGCTATTTCTTTTTCTTTTTGTTATGCTGTGACCAAGAAATAGCGTATGCGGCGGGACAGTCGTCCTTCCCGCCACACATTTTATCTTTTAACTTCTTAACTTGCTTCTCTCTATCCGGAGGTGCTTTTTCGAGAAGTATTTCGGAAATAAGCATTATTATGTTTCTTATTACTTTCTAAACTGTCCACGACCGCTTGTCAATAAATACTGCCTTCATTTTAGCTATAACAGTTTCCATCTCACGTTGGATATCATTTGGAATATTAACACCATCGTAATCGAAATTAGTTGGTACTTTTACGCCTTGCTGTTTTGCTGCCTTTACAATTAAATCATTATATTCATTAACTAAGGCGTTAAACTCTCCATCCTCTTTATCGGTGATTTCGCCGTAATAACCATCATTTAATGCAGAATATAAATTGCCCAAAGTAAAACTTGTTTCATAATCAGCATAAGTCGGGTCAATTTGATCAATATGACCAGCAAGCTCTTTATATTGATCATTGGTCATTCTTGGTAGTTCTGGTTGTTCTTTAAGACCAGCAAGTTTTCTAATATCGTTTATATCCGTATTTGTTTCCGTTTCTTCTTTTGCAATGCCGCCGATGTCTTTACCAGCAACGACTGCATCATATCCTGCAGATTTTGCAGTATCTCTTTTGGACTTTTCTGTATTAATTGCTCTTTCTTCTTTTTCAGAGGAACGTCTTTTCATCATCAAATCAAATTTTTCAGCTTTACTGCGAGGTACGAACCTAATTGCCTCATCTACCTGGTCATCTTCTTTTTTAATTGGGTGTTCAATGACGTTACCATCTTCATCTTTTTCATGATGCTCAGCAATATATTCTGAGTACATACCACGTAGTTTATCTTCTACAGATTCCAATGCCATTGGATTATCGCCGCCAGCAACTGGTGCATGGCTTTTCTTTACCTTATGTAAGTCATCACCTACTTTAAAAACTTCTTCTGGTGAGTGAATAAATGTTTCTGGCTCATTGTCCCAACTTTCGCCTTCACTCATACCGCAACCACATGGAGATTCTCCACAAGTTGAGCAGGGCATGTCGTGCTCTTCGTCTGGGCTTACGTTTAGTGCTACAGGATGTGCTTGTGACATACCTGCTAGTTTTAATAAATCTGCTAGTTTATTAGCATCTGTAGTAGTGATTGATGTTGTGGCATTATCGCCGCCTTCTCCAGATGTTGTAATATTTAAATTATATTTTGTGTCCATTTTAATTTGTTCCTACTGGTGAGGTTGTTCCCTGTGGTGCTTTTAAAAACTCATCTGGTTCGTGTTCAATTTCACTACTTGGATCTTTAGCAAAGTTGACCATATCAAATAATCTACCTTTGCGTTTTTCATCTTCGTCAGCAAGCATCTTATCTGTGTATTCTTGCCCAGCAGGTAAATCATCTTCACTCTCTGGATAATCGCCATCTAAAAGTGATTCTGGTTTTGCATCTGGGTCTGCGTCGTCTAGTTCCTTTTGGTCCTTGTCGTTTTGAACTTCTTCGGGATGGTTAGGACTACGTACAACAATGTGGCTTTCTGGTATGCCTAGCATTCCTGAAATATAATTTTGTAAAATATCTGGAGTAGTTGGATACTCTAGCACTAGATCTACAATGTATACTTCACTTGCTGGTAAATTACCAAAATCCATTGGATGCTTTTGCATTATTGTTTTGCTTGATTTAGATACACTCTTAACGTTGTATCTATCCAATGCGCCTTCTAAACGATCTAAATGCTCATCTGTAATCTCTACAGCAAACTTTAATCTAAAAGGATAATCTGTTTTTGCTTCTGTAATGTATTGTTTTAAACTTTTCATAAGGGTACTCTTTTAAGTTATATTACTTATTTATTTAATTATGCTATTTTTTATCCGCGTTGTCTTTGCCTTTGTCTAAAATTTGCCTAATTAATTCGTTGCGATCCGCTACGATAGTTGCCTCTGCCTCTATTTCTAGTGGGCCGCCGGCGCTTTGCTCTTGTTGATCTACTCGTTGTTTTTTAATCTGTAGTTCAACCATACGTAATTTCTTGTCTACCTTTGCTGATCTAGCGTCGATAGCGTTTTTCATCATTGTTCCTGCTACTTCAAATATCTTACCTGCGTATCGTGCTTCTACATTCATACCTAAATCCATAAGATCATTGAATGTTGACATAGACTTTTCAGCGATGGTATCCATTTCCGTGTCATTTGATTCTAAATCTCTAACAAGTGGTAAAGCACTGTCTATTTTGTCTACATCATTCAATACTGTTTTTAATTTATTAGCGTCAGCCGGTTTAAAGTCCGATGGCGGCTCTTCTGGTTCTGGTTGTGCTAAATCAAAAAGTTCCTCTAGTTTCTTTGTCATAGTGTTATTTATTCTGTATTTTGGTGGTACCACAAACTTCCAAACACGTATTACGATACATTCTGTTTGAAAATTCTGTTATTATATCTAATGTTTCTATATTATATGTTTCTTTTCTTTCATCTTCCCAATAGCAACAAGGGTAAATTATTCCCTCTGCACTTATAAAATTACGATAGTTTCCTACACGTTGAAGTGTTACGTGTTGGCATTCTTTAACATCAACCCAGTTATTTTCATGTTCTATATCAAAAATATTAGCATTGACAATTGATTGCTTTGTTATGTCTGGACCATCTTCTTGATCATTATCGGCTGATAAAATATAATGTTCGCCGGTTTGCCAATTTCGTGCCTCAATAGGTATATACGGTGTTTCTGTAATAAAATCACTAAACCCTATTTCCTTTGATAGTGTTCTTGCTTCTTCAATTTGATGTGCGTTGTGTTTGAATATTAAAAATCTCCAATTAGCAATTCCACCAGCATCTATAAAAGACTTTGCATTGTTTATTATTTTATTAAAGTCTGTTCCTTGTCTATAAATGTGATTAGTGTCTTGTAATCCATCAATAGAAAAAAATACTTGCATAAACTTATCGTAGTTTCTGCATTGTCTTGCTAAATCACGCCACCAGTTAGTAGAGCGCAAACCTCCATTTGTGTGTATATCAACATTAATCATTCTTTCTTGTTGGTATAAATTTTCTAATAGATAGTTTATTTTATTATACGCAATGGGATCGCCTCTATTTCCACAAAGCAAAATATCTCTTAGTTTGGGCATTCTGCTAACAAAGTCTAGTAAATGATCTGGATCTAAATCGATCAACTTATGACCTTCTTTTAGACCAAACCCATTATTGCTTCTAGGACAACCCGGACACCAAGCATTACATTTAGTTGTGAGTTCTACATGCAAGCCGTGCATATTATCTGCCACACGCTTCAAAGGCAATACAATACTCATGTGTTCTTCATTTCTTTAGCCAATTTGATGCAATGATTTTCTAAGCGGGTTATATCAAACTTAGTAGGAGTAAACCGTTCGTTTAGTATTGGAACGATATATTTTATATAAAAACTAATTTGGAATGCACTGTTTGGTGACATATATCTCGGATCTTTATCAAATATATCTAACTTGTATTCATCGCTATTTTGATAAAGAGCATACATGGGTGTTCGAGTCATAAATTTATTCCAGTTTATACTCTTATACAAGTGTTCCAATTCGGAAGTGTTTCTTATAAATTCAAAATCAAACTCGTATCCAAAAAAGAAGTAATAAGGTATACCGTGTAATTCACATAATGTTTGAATGTCTAATATATATTCTAGATCTTTTATATGATCGTAAATCTTGGACTTAAAATTATTATTATACAGTTCTTTTAAAAAATTATCACTACTGTTACTGCTAGGCCAAAACCCTTTGTGATTTACTACTGATGAATTCATATCAACAACAAAGTTTCGTAAATTAAAGTCTTTGATTTCGTCTAAAGTGTTTTCGTTTTCTACGAATAGATCAAGTTTTCCAATACTAGTCCATTGTATAATGACTGCCTCAACATCTAAATTTTCTAATATATGTTTTTTACATGTTCGCCCTATGTATTCGTTTCCTACTGCCGGGCCACCGATAGAAATATGTTTTAGTTTATGGCTAATGGTAGGAAAATGAACCCAAATTGGATAATGTTTAAAATCTCTTTGACTAATTCCACACCCGCTAGTAATTAATTTACTCATTTTATTTTGTTATATTCTTTTCTAGTTATAACATTTCCTTGTTCATAATGGTCGTATTCTATCTCTGCTGTATTACTACTACATGCTTTACATACTATGCTATTTGGCTTATTATAATTGTCTATAAATCCAACCAAATCACTGTCGTAGTTTAATCCAGAGTTTAGATACGGTGCCCACTGTTCTTCGTTTTCCTTGCCAAACACTTTTAATGTATCTTCTAGGTTAGCAATAGCAGGGCACTTATATAGTTTATTTCTATATATAATAGGCGAACTTGGCGATCCACAAACTCTGTGCGCTCCTTCATAATCATCATTATTAGCAGGATACATATCTGCTCCCTCTCCCATAAACGGACGCCTAAACTCTCCAAACAGATTCATATGCCATTTAACACTTGCGTTTTTATCTGTTAGCATCATAAGTTTTTCTGCCTGTGTGAATGGTGTGTTATCTATTTTCCAATCTGTTTGTTTAAGAAAAAACATAATATTGTCAACAAATTCCATGGGTGGAGGGCGATAGTGTAAACTCGTTTGTACCAATATATTACCCACTTCCTTACACCACTGGTATAAGTTAGGACGGACTTTATAATGAAACCCGTTAGTAATAAATTTTATACGTGAGTTAGGGAATATCTCACGCACACCATATAACCATTGTTCGAAATCTTTGTTAAGTAGTGGTTCACCTCCCATTAGATTGACTTCGGTTGGGTTAATTCGTGTGCTCCATTCTTTAAGCCACTGCTCGCCCTCCTTCCAAGAAACATGTCCTTTACGATCATAGTTAGACATTACAATACAGCCCTTACAGGATAAACTACAAGCGTATTGTACCATTACGTCTATATAATTTAAGTTATATTTTTTCATCATTGCTTACTTTATTCTTAAATTCTGTTAGCATTTCATCTGTAACTGTAATGTCTAAGTATTCGCCAATTTGTTCTAATGCGTTTCCAATATTTTCATATTCAATTGATAAATTATCATCTTGTTGTTTATGTACTCGTTGTTCGCCATTATCCCAATCACGCTCTAACTGTTCTCTATTCTCATCAGTTATTTTTTTACCCTTCGACAACAATAAAATATCAATTGTATTCATCGAAAAGTGTGTATTAACAAACCAATCTCTGTTGCCAACAGTCTTTTCCAACTGCTGTAACATACCAAAAAATTCCAACTGTGTAGGCTGTGGTTGCAACCACACTTTATCTTTAACATTACGCAAAATTCTTTTATGCCCTTCTTGAGTATGTGGATATAAAATATTAACAAACTTGTAATTATTAAAATACTTGCCTATCGTGCTTTCTCTGTAGTGTGTTGGAACTATAACGTGCTTGTTTGGATCTATCATTGACAAATCACCGTTGTCGCCGTAATCACTAAAACACCGATCAATACTAAAATCCATTCTAAGCATATGCTGGTTAAAAATATCGTGTACTTTTGTGCGATTGCCAACCTTACGTCGCACTAGTGTATTACACTCTGGTGCTTTGCTTATAATGTATGATAGGAATTCGCCGCCTCCACCGTGTGGATAACAGACAAAAATATAGTTTAGATTTTTAAGTAACACTTTAGTTTTTTAAGTAGTGTATATACTTATTTCTTTTTGCCACCTTGGTGAAAAATATCGTCCTCGGTAACAATGCGAAACCGTATACCTTGTTGCTTACACCATTTATAAGCCGCTTCCCATTTAGCGTGGTTAACTGCTACGTGCGCTTGATTATACTTACTTTTTCCTGCTCGTTCCATTAGAGTTTGGCTTTTTGGTTTTACTTCTATTAATTCTGCTTGTCGTTTACCAGCACTCCCTTGGTAAACAATTAAAAAATCAGGCACATATGTTGTTTGCTTTCCTGTGAGTGGATTACGATAAGGTATTCTCATCGGCTCACTTGCCCACTCTGTAACAGATGGGTGATTATCACAAAACTTCATAAAGGCAAATTCCCATCCGCTTCTATAAGTTGGTGATCCTTTTCCTACATATTTTTTGTAGTTTTTTGGAATGAACTTCCCTTGGGCATACTTTGCCATGATCTAAGCCAGTATTGTTCTTTGTACTGTACTAATTACTTTATTGCTTTGGCTAAAGCCTATTACGCTAGTTCTGTTTCTTGTGGTGTTAAATAAAATACAGAGAAGTGTGTTTAGTTTTAATGTATCTTCTATTGTACTAAGTTGATTAATTAAATCCGTTACGGATAGTCCTTGTTCTTTTGCAATCTCTAATAAAGAAATTGACAAGTTTCTCTTAACAGACTCGGAATAATTTCTTCCTTCTAAAAATCCATTAACAATATCAAACTGAGCCGGGTCTACCGACTGAACTTTAGTATAGTAGTTGTCAAAATATCGTTGCCTTTTTTCATCAATGCTTGGTTTTCCATTCGATGTGGTATTAACTGGCACTGCGGTATTTTTATAATAATTAGTGTATGTTGGCATTGGATTATCCTTTAATTCCTTTGATTATTTCTTGTGCTTTTTTAATAGTAGCAGTAGGAAATACATTATTGACGTTCTTCGCTACTTGGTCTATCGTGCTTGGTAATGAAGTGCCAAAAACATTTTGAATTAAATTTCTATTATCAAAAGATTCTATTTGTGCGGCTGTTTGCACTGCTGTATTTAAAATATCATATGGGTTTTTATCTGGAACTGAATCTAATACTGATCTCAAATTTTGTACAATTCCATTTGCATCAAGACCTAGGCCTGATGATGTTGATCCTACTTGTCGATCATATGCTATTCCAAAGTTAGGAATTTGTGCTATATTAACATCTGCGTATGTATACGCATCATAACTTACAGAAATTGTACTATCTTTAACTCCTGCTCCATCACTTTGGTCATGAGATCCATGAGAAAATTGTGTTATAATAGGATTCTTTAATGTATAACGACTACCAACACCTTTACTTAAAGAAATAATCTGTATCTCTTTAATTAATCCTTTACCTTGCTTAGAAAACCCTGAATCCAAACCCCAACTTAATGTTGCGCTTGAACTTGCTTCTAAATATGTATCTTTCATTCCACCTGTTCTAACTGCATACTCACCGTCAGTTTTTGTACCATCTGATGTATAATGATTATAAACATTTGCTAGAAAGTTTCTAACGTTATTTGCATTATCATCATGAAAAATAACACTAATAGGATTGTATGCAACACCAGTATAGTTATATGATTTTCTGTTATACTGTTTAATTTCCTCTATATCAAAACTAATGCCAGGAAGATCAACAGACTTTACCATAAATCCAACTTCGTCATCTTGATAGTTTTGAAATCTAACTGAGTTGTCTAAAATGAAAACGCAATGATAGAGAAACCTAAATTTAGGTGCTAATCTATAACTGCTTGCAGAATAAAGGTTACTTGCGTGGCGGTAGTCCTTCATAAAACCGCCGGCTCCAATACCACGCAAATAATTGTTAAGATACGATGCCATTTACTTAGCCTGTAGCTACGGAACCAGCTCCTCTTGTTACAGGTGCACCAATACCACCACCAATTGGGGTGTTTAATGCGTTATCGTATTTAATTGACATTGTAATTGTTGCTGGTTCACTTGACTGGTAACTGAAATCGTTATAGTTTACGTTTTCAATATAGCAACCATAAAGTTCCCAAGTTTCTAAAACACCAGGTGCTGTTGAACCATTGCCACCATCAAGTACTTCATACTTTAATGTAAATTTGTAATCAACACCAGATACAGAACTCATTTGCTCGAAAAAGTCAAACTGCTTCTGCATTTGCTCGCCTACACGACGAGTCATCTCACCATTAATATCATCACGCAAGTTAATTGTAAGGGGGTCCCATGTATGTTTACCAATGATATTGATCTTTGAGTTGTAAACATCTAATACTTGACTTTCGAATGATGCTGTTGGGCGAGTGATATCCATTACATTTTTTGTAATCTCTGATCTTGGAGTGGTAACGCCAAAGTTTTCCATAATCGCTCTAAAGCGATACTTCATTTTCGGCATCAAAGTACCCTGAGATCCAGCTCCACTAATTGGAACTGTAAATTTTGTTAATGACGCTACGGACATATTATTCTCCTAATTTCTTATTATATTTATCTACATGTTAGGGGTGGCTTTCACCACCCCTAATCAATGTTTAAGCCCTAAAGAGCCGCTATTTCTCCTGTATTCTTCAATCTTACTGGGATATAGATGAACTCTAACGCCTTAATTGGCTCAATTGCTACGTCAACGTATAATTCGTTACGGTCAATTCTAGCCGGTGTGTTGTTAGACTCATCACATACTACCAAGTAATCACCAATTGCTCGCTTAGCCAATAGTTCGTTACAGAATGAATCAATTACGCCCTTAATTTCATTACGGGTTAATTCATCATTTGGTTCGAAAATAAATGGTTTTGCGATAAGATCTAGTTGACGTCTCATGTAAGACACAAGTCTTGAAACGTTAACTCTATCAATTGCTGATGAAGTGGAAGAGCGGGTCTTGTTACCGAAGTTCATTAAACCACTACCATTAATAAATGTAATTGGGTTAATGTTATCAGCATATAATACGTCACGTAGTCCTTCTCTTACTGCGATGCTGTTAAACTCACCAACGCTGTCAATGTAACCAATTGCTGTTGCATTTGAAACCTTGCCTCTGTTTGTGCCAGCGGCTGCAAACCATGGATAACCTACACTATCATTATAAGCAAATGTGCGTAGAATCATATGGGATGCTGGAACAACAACACTGTTACCAGCCAAGTCATTAGCAAAACCTGATGGGTAATAAACTGACATATACTCATTGTTAGTTACTAGTCCATCTTCGCCGTTGTCTTCTGCGGCGGCTGAGTTTTTACTCCATGCTTGGATATTTGCGGCATTGTCTGATAAACGGAACGGCGCATCGCCAATAACGTGTGCTGTTTCCTTTCTATCAACGTTTAGTGTAGTCATATTAGATAGCAGTTCTGGATAACCTGGAGCTGCAATTAAGTTAAACTGACGTTGCTCTTCGCGAATATCTGTATTGGCATCAACTGCTGATTTCATTGCGGCGACAATAACTGCACGTTGTGACTTACGGCCTGCGCTTAATGAACCATTTGAGTTTGTGCCTGACTTATTTGCCCAACGATCTGGATAATAAGTAGCAACAGATTCACTTGACATACGTGGGTTACCTGAAGAATATTTTGCTACTGTTACTTCGTCTGCTCTATATTCTTTTACTGTATAACCACTACGTCTTGTGTTCCATAACATCATACCACGTGGATAGGATGCTGGATCTGGAGCATCTGGATCTAAGAAGTCATCACTTAATAGGTCTGCAATGCTTGATGCGGTTCCAGCACCTGTGCCACTTACTTTAGCGGCGGCTGCTGTTTGCCATCTTGCATCAGCAAACAAAATACCGTTTGATGATGTTTGATCTGTTCCATCAATTAATACCCATACACTTGACTGATAACGATATAACTTTGGATAGTTTTCAAGATCTGAAGTATCAACCCAAAGGTCACCGTTTACAAGTGCTGTAGCATCTGACTGCGTCAAAGGCTCTGCGGCTGCAAAAATTGGACCTGCTGGATCTGTTTGACTTAAATCATAACCACGATAATCTGTGGATACATTTTGATAACCTTTCCATGTTGTGCCATCATGAACCATAATGTCAGCAACAAGTGTTGTATCATACCATAAATCGCCTGCGGCTGGATCTGATGTAGGCACTGTTGCGGATGCTTCATATGTTAATTCTTCCCAGTTTGTGCCAATTAAGTCACCGTTTGGAAGTGTGAATACAGTTGCTAGTGAAGCAGAAATGCCTGCGTCTGCTAGTGGTGTGCCTGATGTTTCACGAAGTACTAAATCGTCACCTTTGGCGTGTACTAATGTAACCGCACCTGAAGTTTCTACTCTTGCGGAAACATCTGTAATTGCGGCGGCGCTAACTGCTGTTAAGAAATCACTTGCGGCTGTGCCACCTAGTACTACAGATGTACCGTTAATTGTAAAGGTTTCTGCGGCAACAAATGTTGGTGAAGTATTTGAACCAGTTACAGCAAGTTCGCCTGAACTCTTACGTCTGTATGGTTTAAATGTGACTTCATCTGCAGAAGCAACGTCGTGGTCAACTATTAGCGTACCTACTGCGATTGTTCTTGGATCTGTGCCACCTCTTCCTGATGTAGCGTCTGTAATGGAATCATAAGCATATACTGTCTTTGATTCCCATAGGCCTGATGTTGATGAGTACACTTTAACAACAATATTATTGCCGTTAGAGCCACCCAGATATCCATCAAGTTTAACCCACATACTGCCTGAAGGTGCTGGAGTTGCCGCACCTGTTTGCCATGTAGGAACTGTAGTGTAACCACTCTCTTGTAGTCTTGGAGCATTAAAAGTGCCTGCTGTAATGCCCATGTCTGCTAAAGCAGTACCTGTCACATTAGCCAATGTAGCTGATGCAGATGCTGTTGCACCATCTGATGCTGACAAACCAATGATGAAAATTTCTAATACACCACCGTTATTGTATGCTTGTACACCGGATATTGCCGCGCTACCACCTGTAAATACGCCATTAATGTCGCTAACAATATCGTCAACACCTGTGCCTGTAAATGTTACAGTACTGCCATTAATACTAAATTCATGACCGATTGTAACAGCACTTGGAGTTACTGAGATTGCTGGAAAACTTGATGCCCATGATGCATTTCTTGTTGCAAGGGCGTGTGCGGATGATGTAATTGCACCGGAACCAACTGCTACCCATGTGTTACTAGTAGTTTTGTAATAAATTGCGTTGTTTGTTGTTGCTGTAACAACTGTGTAATCACCAATTGAACCAAATGAAGCATTTGGAAGATATGATGGGTTACCTGAGTGCTCTGTAGCACAAATTGTAGGTATTGTATATGTAAATGTTTGTGTTGTGGCGTTCCAAACGTGTAAACCCCAAACAGTGTTTGTTAGGTCTAACCAATGTGTGCCATTGACTGGTGTGCCTGTAGGTGCTGTTGCTGAGCCTGTTAATTTACTTAAATCTACATCTGCTCGTAATACATACGCCTGATTGGCAATACCTAGATATGAATATGCGGCTTGTAAACCGTATTCGTTTAATTCATAGCCATGCAACATTGTTCCGGAAGTACTACTATAAAAGTTAGGAGTACCAAATGTTGTTGCTAATTCTAGTTGTGAAGTAAGTAACTGAACCTTACCAGCGTTTGCCGCTGTTGTTCCTGACGCTGTACCTGAACCAGAAGCTTGTAGCTTATCTTGTGCAGTTGCTACTAAAATTAGCGGAACTGTACCTGGATCTGAAGTTACATACGCGGATTCATTGGTTACTGTTACCTCTACACCTGGAGATACTAAAGCCATAATCTTTTTCCTCGTATAAAATTTTAATTAAAATTCTACATCTTTTTATAAGATGTATTGATGCTAGTATTTATTTAGATCTTGTAAAATTAGTGCTATACAGTAACACCCAAAGGGCAATGAAAAGGGTTTGTAAAAATAAATACTGGTATGAAACATAGCGAACGACCGCTGTGTCGTTGTGGTATGCGACCAGTTGCAATAAATTATTATAAAGAAGGTAGGCCACATTATAGATCACAATGTGATAAATGTAATCGTAAAGCAAAGAAGCTTCGAACCACACCCAAAACAAACTGGAAGCAAAGTGGCTACACTAAGAAAAAGTCATGCGAGAAATGTGGCTTTGTAGCGGACCACAGTATTCAACTTGATGTTTACCACTTGGATAGTAATAGAAAGAATAATAATTGGAAGAATTTAAAAACAGTCTGCGCCAATTGTCACAGATTACTATACGCTACTGGAAAAGGATGGAAACAGGGCGATTTAATTCCCGATTTTTAACAGCAATGATATAACTGATTTTTCCAGCGTACTGATATCACTGTAGTTTTCAATAGTATAGTCTACGTCACAACCTACCCATGAATATTCTGAAGCATGAACATTTGGATAAACTGTTGGCATCATTAGTTCGTGCATCGGATCTTCGCGTTCCGCATTGTCCGCAACTGCTGTATTCCACCATTCTGGTTGTTGTCCGCGTTTTACACATACTATTTTGCCGTTTAACTCTCTAATTAATTTAATCTCATTAGGAAAGCGTGTATCTGTAATAATAACGTTGTGTTTAGCAGTGGTTAGTTTCTTTTCTAAACTTAACAACCATATATCGTCATGAAACTGCCTTCGCCATAAGTCTGTGCCACATCTTTGTAAAGCAATGCGTGGAGTAAAGTCGGGCATGTCTAATTTATTTGCCCACCATTCATCTACTGTTTCACGCCATTCTCTGCTTTCCTCTGTATCGCCTTCTAGCAATGCGCGATTCCATTGAAATACAGATGCAAGTGAGTCTTTTAGTGAACTAGCAAAACTTTCCCTAGTCCAATTTTGACTACTATTTTGAATAAGATAATTTGCGACTGTGTCCTTGCCACAGCCTTTGAACCCAACTAAACCAATGATCATATTTTTAACTTTTAGTTATGAAAATGTATGTAAACTATAGCCGCATAAATAACGGCCATTACCGTGACAAATATCACAGTGTCCATCTGTGTCTCTCCTGTGTGTAATATTAACCAATAACAAATGATAGCGGTGTGCCGCCATCTTCAAAGTTTTGTAATTGTGTTGTTAGGTCAGCCATTTCTTGCTGTCCTTCTGCTTTTAACTCACTACCGTTCATGGTAGTACCGCCCTGTGGGCCCGCAAGTGTAGCAAACTTGGAACGTGCTTCACCAAGTATTTGTTTACACATAGCAAGTGTGTAATCCTCTACCCATTTTTTTGTCATGTGGTGCTGGATTAAATTTTCAATTGGTTTTTGGTTATATAACCATAGTAATACACTTTCGCTTTCACCATCAATCTTGCGAATAATTGTAAGTTTTTTAGTAACTGAATCCCAAGTATAGTTTATAAAACCACCAAACATTCTTGCCGCCATTTCTTGATAACCAGAAAATAGTTCATATGTTGCTAAACCACCTACTCTGCCTGCTTGTAGCATATACATATTCATATACCCTGCTTCAAACGGTTCAAAGTTTGATGCTCCTTCGCCACTCGTGCTACCAATTGTTCTTCTAAATATTTGTCTAACTTCTAAAATATTAGCGTCTAAATAATAATCTTGCTTATTTTTTTCTAACGTTAAAAAGCCATATGACTCCTCAACACTGTTAGCACTCATTTGTCTATATCTATTTACAGCATTATCTAATGCTACTTCTAAATGCTCGTTATCTAATTCAACATCGACGATTCTTTCACCTAAACGTAATTTAACATTTGTAAATAATGCATTTTTTAACTTGGTTAATTCTTTTGTTGCCATACATATATTTATTAGATTACCTTAAGTAATATAGTATCAGAGTTTAGCCTCCCAGTAAGTTTAGTGTCAGTAGTAGTTAATTCATCTAAGAATTTACGTAAGGCAACCTTACCGGCGCTCTTAAATGCTTTAAGTGAGTCCTCTGGCTTACGCAATGTCTTTTGTATGCTCAACTTTTCATCAAAGCCCGTAATGGTAGTACCTTTAATGCTTAGTCCTGTACCATCTCTACCCATTCCCTTAGGATCAATATTAGAGGCAAAATACTTGCCAATTTTGCGATTCTTTGTATTGTAAATCCATAGTTCGTTAGCACCGAGAATGTCTTTTGGATCTATGGAAACTAGTTTTAGTTTCTCATCCTGTAGTTTGTATTTGATCTTACTAATTAACTTCTCTTTGCTTGGTGCTTTCTTCTTACGCACCTTACGAGTTGCTTTTTGTATATTAGCATGATGCTCGGCGTCTGCAACAACAGCAGAGTAAAAAGCAAGTAACTTCTTTAACTCTGATTTCTTATAAGGATAGCCTTCCAGTAATTGTGCTTCATCCTCATCGTCTTTATCAACACCGTTAATAACTTTTGTTAAATCCTCTATGTCGCTATCATACATTCTCGAAATAAGACCGGCCGCTTTTCCGGATATGCTATGTGCGTTTAATAATTTAGCAAGACTAAAATCAGTCTTAAAGCCGTTAGCAATCATATCGTCAATCGCACCCTCAATATATTCGCCAGCAAAGTTATTTGCTTTTTCTACCATACGATCTTGAATAGAGATAACTTGAGCCGCTTTTGGCTTTTCCTTTGGTTTATCCTCTTTACCCCACTCTGTAGGCACAGATTCTACAATGTCTTTAATTCGCTTTTTAAGACTGTGAACCAAATTATCCATTGGAGGCGCACCTTTGAGTAGCATACGCGATACTGAGCCTGCTGTAATACCAATTTGCCAATCACTGGCATTCTTAATAGCACTAATCGCATCTGTGTCTACAATCTTTTGCTTCTTCATCCACTCAATAAGGGGTTGCTTACTGTCCTTAGAGGTGTAATGATAATTGTAGAAGTTTAATGCTTGCGTGATTTTAAGATTTATTTGTATTTTTTCATCACCATCCAAGTCCATTAACTCTTCGTCAGTATAGCGATCAATATACTCTTCCCATGATGGTTCGCCAAATGCGCCATCATTCTTTTTCGATACTCGTTTAGCTTTCTTTTTGGTGGCCAATGTTTTACTCCATATTATGAATTTATACCACTAAATAGTATTATATAGACAAATCCGAAAAAAGTCAATAAAATACACTACATAAGTGTTTGATTAATAAGAGTTTTTAAAAAATGCCAAGATTATCACTGTGGAAGCCAACTAAAGGTAACGATTTTAAGTTTATGGACAACAGAGTTCGTGAAATGTTCGTTATAGGTGGAACTGGGATTAATATTCACAAATATTTAGGTCCCGTAAATCAAGGCGATACAAAAAAGGCTGATCAGCCATTATATGAAAACCAATCTGTATCTAACATACAAGATCTGTTATTCATGGAAAACAGAGATCGTAAGTACGAAAAAGATGTTAGTTTTATGAAAGGCATTTACAACGTACAAGATATTGATTTTGATTTGTCACAGTTTGGTTTGTTCCTACAAAACGATACTATATTCATTACTTTCCATTTAAATGATATGGTTGATATTTTGGGCAGAAAGTTAATCAGTGGTGATGTTATTGAGTTGCCACACTTAAAGGATGACTATGCTTTAGAGGACGGCGAAACAGATAAAGTTTATGAAAGTTTAAAAAGATATTACGTAATCCAAGACGGTAGTAGAGCGTCTGAAGGCTTCAGTCAAACATGGTATCCGCACTTATGGCGTGTAAAATGTACACCACTAGTTGATGCACAAGAATATAGAGATATTATTGGTGACATTACAGCGGGAGTAGACGGAACAGATGATACACTAAAAAGCCTGCTTAGTGATTACAGTAAGAATTTAGAAATTAACGATGCCATAGTACAGCAAGCAGAAGCAATGGCACCTTACGTACAAGATGTAGTTGATGGAAGAAGTGGTTATGACACAACACGTTTTTGGATTGCTCCTGCTGAAGAAGACGGATCCATTTTACTAGTAACCGCAGACGAGGGCGAAGTAACAACTGATGCCGGAAAAGAAAGTGCTGATGTATTTTACGGAATGCCTGTTGAGAAAATTGATCACTATTTGTCTGGCGATGGTATACCTCCAAACGGTGCGCCGGTATTAACACTAACAAGTTTCCCTGCTACTCCTGTAAAGGGAGAATACGTATTGCGAGTGGATTACATGCCCAATAGACTGTATATTTTTAACGGCAAGAAGTGGGTATATGTTGAAGATAATGTGCGTATGCAGATTACTAATTATACAGACCGCTACACTTATAAAACTAAAAACTTCAATGACAAAACTTCTATTACATTAGCTGATGGAACAAAACTTGATTCAAAACAAAGTTTATCTAATGTACTACGTGCAAGAGAGGATGAAGAATAATGGATTTCTATTACGACGGTCAGATAAGACGATATATGGCTCAATTTATTCGTCTCTTATCTCACTTTTATGTTGAAACTGGAAAAGATTCAGATGGTAACTCTGCGTTAATAAGAGTTCCAGTAACTTACGGTGATATTTCCCGTCAGGTAGCAAGTATTGTTCGTAAAAATAGTGAGAACGCTCTTAATACAGTTCCACGAGTATCATGCTATATTACAGGCGTACAATATGACCGTGACCGAGTTATGTCTCCATCTCATGTAGACAAAGTTCATATTAAAGAACGCTTTTACGATAAAGACACAGGAACGTATACAGCCGGTCCTGGAGATAGTTATACTATTGAGAGAAGTATGCCAAGTCCGTATAAACTAACAGTAAATGCCGATATATGGACCAGTAATATGGAACAAAAGTTACAACTTACTGAGCAATTATTTTACATGTTTAATCCAAGTTTAGAAATTCAAACAACAGACAACTATGTTGATTGGACTTCTATTTCATACGTAGAGTTAACTGACATCTCATTTAGTAATAGAACAGTTCCAGTAGGAACTGAAGATCAAATTGATATTGCTACACTAACTTTTGAGATTCCTGTTTGGGTTAATCCACCTGCTATTATTAAACGACTTGGTGTTATTTCCAAAGTTGTTATGGGTATATTCGATGGCAGTGGTAACTTAGCAGATAGTGTCCTTGATGAAACAAAACTAATGGGTAGTAGACAATACTTTACGCCGCTAAATTATGGTGTATTGTTACTAAACGGCGAACTAAAAGCATTAAGTGTTGGTGAACCTATTAGTGGTGATACAAAAGAGGATGTTACGTTTGATCATGTTCCTGTAAAATATGGTGTGGATATTCCATGGAAAAAAGTTATTGCACAATTTGGTGATCTTAAAGAAGGCATTAGCCAGGTAAAACTATTAACTAACTTCCAAAACACAACAGGCGGTGTTGATGACTTCTCAGAGATTGTTGGTACAGTAGAATACGATCCGGATGATGATTATGTATTAAACTTTACTGTAGATGCGGATACTATACCAGCAAACACGCAAACGGCTATTAACGCAATTATTAACCCTCTTAAAAATGTACCAGGTGCTGGATTACCAGCTGCAACTACTGGCCAGCGTTATCTAATATTAGAAGATATCGGTGATGCGGATAACACAGACGGCGCTGATGGTTGGAAAGGACCTGCAGGTGTTGGTTTAGTAGCAAATAAGTTTGATATTATTCAATATGACGGAACTGATTGGTCTGTTGACTTTGATGCTAGTGCTAATAATGGAATTCATTATGTATCTAATACAAAAACAGGAATTCAATATAAGTGGACTGGCGCTATAAACGAAGACATGCCAACGAATACTGGAGAGTGGATTAAATCATACGAAGGCGAGTACACTGCTGGCTTATGGTCCATTTTATTATTACCATAACTTCTATCCAATAAGTATTACTATGAAAAAAGTTATTGGTGCTGGTGGTATTTTCTATTGCCGCAGTACAAAGCGTTTCCTATTTTTACTAAGAGATGATACAAAGTATAAAAACAAATGGGGATTTCCTGGCGGTAAAATAGAATCAAACGAAACTATTATTGGCGGTTTGGAAAGAGAAATAAACGAAGAATTAGGAATACAAATAGACATAGAAAAAACTATTCCTATAGAATTATTTACTTCTGACGACGGTAATTTTTGTTATCATACGTTTATATTAATCATCGAAAAAGAATTTATGCCAAATCTTAATAGCGAACATTGTGGGTATGCTTGGGTATCGATGGAAGGATGGCCTGCTCCATTACATCCTGGTGTTTTTTCAACACTAAAATTAGATTCTATAAAAGATAAAATTAAAGTAATAGTAGATACAATTTAAATATCTGCTTCGATAAAAAACTTTTTTAAACTAATTTGTCTTAAATTTCTGTGCCATTTCCACTCGTCTGGCATTTCACCTTCCATGCCTTCTGTAGTTACTCTAATAAACTCTACATCTTTATAAGTGTTAAACACTTTTGACATGTTATTGCGCCAAACTTCATCTCCAGAATTTTCAGTAACTGGAGCGTAATGTTTTGATCCTGCGTATACGTTATTATTTGTGGATTTTGAGTTTGGTTGATTATCAAACCCTAATAGATAAATTGTTGTATGTCCGTGAAAACAAGCGAGATATGTTGCTGTTGCGCCGCAGTTCATTCTCGGATCATGCGGAATAAGAGATACATATTCTGGATACTTTAATAAAGAGGTTGCTCTTCCAAAAACTACATTATTTTCTGCGTAACCTTCTTCAACAATATCGTCGACCATTTTATCATTTGTACATACTAAAAAATCAGGGTTCCAATCTCTATATACAGCATTACATCCATAACATTGTGCTTTGTGTTTTCCTAAATGGCCGCCGCCGGAATTGGTAAGAAAACTTAATCTAAACGTACTCATTGACGTGCGGGAAACACCATTGCCGACAACAAACGCATGTTTTTTATGATCACTGTTCGATATCATATTTGGAATCCAATATCTATCTTGGTGTCGTCTACCATTTTTTACAACAATACCAGACACAACATATTCACCATCATAATCTTCTAAATAACGTGCGATTTCTATCTTTGCCAAAGCATAAGCCTCCTGTGTATACTGTATTTATTTTAATAAGAAAAGTAAGGGGGACTTTCGTCCCCCTCACTGTACAACTTAATAATGTAAGTTAAACTTATTAATATAACAACTTATAGTCTACCTACAACTACCTCGATAATACCTGAAACACCGTTAAAGTCTTCAAGTGCTTTACCAATTACTGATCCTAAACGTGGATTTGCTTCTGCTTTTGCGTAACCTTCGCCTGCGGAAACTAGCATGTCACCTTTACGGATTGTGCCTGTTACCTTAACAGGTACACGACCTGTTAGTGCTACTGCTACGTTTGTACCCTCTAGACCGTCGTTCATTAAGAAACCTGGGTTTGTGGATACTACACCTGCAATACGTGAATCCATGGACTCAGTAGACATTGTTACTTCTGCGTCGCCGCCGAAGGAAACAACAGTACCTGGCTCATAGATTGTGTCACTTGTGTAACGTTCTGCCAAGTCAGCATATTGTGCTGATGTTGCTGTACCTTGGAAAGTGCCTGATGAAAGAACCAAACCAGTTCCATCCATATAAGCAATTTGGCTTCCTGCTACGTCAAAGCGGATTACGTCCTCGTCTGAAGACTCTTCTACTTGGATCTTGGTGTCACCGTCAGCATCTTCTAAACGTGTAATAGTTTGTGTTGTAGTAAATTCACGAATTTCAATTGCATCGCCAGTGGCTGGTGCCTCTGTAAATGTAATTGTTGTTCCTGAAATAGCGTAAGCGGCTGTTGGTAATTGTACAACACCGTTTACAGTTACTAAACAACTATTAGTTGTTAGATCAGCGTTTAAGCCTGTGAATGCAGTTGTGCTACCATCACCTGTGTATGTTTCACTTTGTACAATTGTGAACTCTGTTGTTGTTTGTTTCCACTCTGTACCATTGTAGAATTCAAATACGTTGTCATCTGAGTGATAACGCATCATACCTGCTACTGGTGAACCTGGACGCTGTACTGTTGTACCTTTTGGTAACAAGAATGATTCTGTTGAAGCACTCATGTCAAGTACTGTACCTGCGTTAGGTGTTGCGGTTAATAAACCAACTGAGTCTACACTTGCATCAACATAAAACATATTAGCACTGTTTACAGATTCAATACGGAAGTCGTTGTCACCTGCACTCTCGTTAAAGACTGCGGCGTCATCAACACCGAATGTTGTGCCATCATATGTGATGTTTGCTTCTGCTTGTACTGCTGATGTACCATTACCTGTTAGTAGGCTGTTGGATGTTAAAGTTGCGGCACCTGTACCACCGTACTGTACGCCAATAACGTCAGCATTCCATGTACCTGAAGTAATTGTACCTACAGTTGCTAGTGAACTTGCTGATGTAACGTTGTTCAATGTATCAAGTGCTGTTTCGAAGTATGTCTCGAAATCTGTTAATGCTACTTGAACCATTGTACCGTTGTCGTTAACAACTACACGATCTGCGTCTGCTAATGTTGTTGATGTTGCAGCTGTATCACCGTCAACAATGTTTAGTTCTGCTGTTGTTGATGTGATATCATCTAGTACGTTAATTTCGGCGGCAGTTGCTGTCAAACCTAATGTTACCAACTGAGCGGCGGCATTAGCGTCATCTAGAAGTGCTTTACCGGCTGCTGTTAGGTCATATACTGCGGCTGTTCCGGAACCAGTAAACTGGATACCTTTATCGGCTGCTGAAGTTAGACCTGCGATAGCGGCTAGTTCTGCGTCATATGCTTGTACATCTGTACCAATGGTTAAACCTAGTGATGTTCGTGCTGTTGCTCCTGTTTCTGCTACCCAGTTAGAACCATCACCTACGATGATGTTGCTATCTGTTGGAGTTAGAGCTGCGATATCGTCTAGTTGGGCATCCCATGCCTGTACATCTGAACCAATTGCTACACCCATTGTTGTACGTTGGGCGGCGGCGTTAGCGTCGTCTAACAACGCTTTACCTGCGGATGTTAAGTCATATGTTGCGGCTGTGCCGGAACCAGTAAACTGGATACCTTTATCAGCAGCTGATGTTAGGCCTGCGATTGCGGCTAACTCTGCATCATATGCCTGTACATCTGAACCAATTGCTACACCAAGTGATGTTCTTGCTGTTGCGCCTGACTCTGCTACCCAGTTAGTACCGTCACCAACAATAATGTTGCCGTCAGTTACTGCTAGAGCTGCGATATCATCCAACTGTGCATCCCATGCTTGTACATTTGTACCGATTGTTACACCAAGTGATGCTCTTGCTGTTGCACCTGACTCTGCTACCCAGTTAGTGCCATCACCAACGATGATGTTACCATCTGTTACTGCTAGAGCTGCGATGTCATCTAACTGTGCATCCCATGCCTGTACGTTTGTACCAATTGTTAGGCCTAAGTTATCACGGGCGTCAGATGCATTTGATGCGCCTGTACCACCATGTGCTACGCCAACATCTGTTGCTTCCCAAACACCAGTTCCAATTGTACCAGTTGTTGTTAAGCCAGTCATTGTTGTGATGCTGTTTTGTGTTGCAGTTGCAATAGTACCTTCGATGCTACCAAAGATTACGTCACCTGCTGTACCAGCTGCTACTTCACTAGTGATTGTTGCATCTGGAATAAATGTAAACTTGCTTGCGGAATCATCGTAACCGAAGAAACCAACTTTTGCTGTTACACCGTTGTGCCATTTAAATTCAACACCGCGGTCTTTGTCATCATCTAAACCAGCTGTATCACCACCCAATGTCATAATTGGATCGTCGAGTGTTGTAACTGTAGAGTTAACTGTTGTTGTTGTACCGTTAACTGTTAAGTCACCAGTAATAATAACGTCACCTGCGCCACCGTTGGCACTAAGTGTAATATTACCACTACCGTTTGTAATGCTTGAACCATCTAATGTTAAATCATCAACTACCAATGATGTCAAGCCAGTAACGTCTGCATCAAGTGCATAAGATATTTGATTATCTGTAGCCACTGATGTAATGTTTGCACCACCATCAAATGTTAGTGTATCTGTGCCAACTGTTACTGTGTCTGTGCCAGAGTCACCAGCAATGTCCAGTGCGGATGCACCGACCTGGTCGTCAACGTATGCTTTGATAGATTGTTGTGTTGCTAATGATGTTGCACTATCGCTTGCCATATTGTCTTCGTCTAGGATTGCTGTGACTGTTGCACCTGAAGCAAGTGTTAAGTCTTGTGCAATTACGACTGAACCGTCGGCTGCGATTGTAAACTTATCTGTACCATCGCTAATTTCGACAGTTATTAAGTTTGCTGTTTGTGAGCCTACACCTTTAACTGCTAGTGTAATCTCATCTGTTGTATCACCGGTAATTGTTGCGCCGGCGGCTACTACCAACTGATCGTTGGCTGTTAATGTTGTAAATGTACCAGCTGCTGGTGTTACTCCACCAATTACTGAACTGTTTACTGTACCACCACTAATTGTTAGGTCATTGTCAACGTATGCATCAGCAATTGATGTACCGTTCCATGTACCTGAAGTGATTGTACCTACTGTTGCTAGTGAACTTGCTGATGTTACATTGTTTAGTGTATCTAGTGCAGATTCAAAGTAAACTTCGAAGTCTGTTAGAGCCACTTGTACCATTGTACCGCCATCGTTTACTACAACACGATCTGCATCAGCAAGTGTTGTTGATGTTGCGGCTGTGTCGCCGTCTACGATATTCAACTCTGCTGTTGTTGAAGCGATATCATCTAAAGTATTAAGTTCAGCGGCTGTTGCTGTTAAGCCTAGTGTTACTAATTGAGCGGCTGCGTTTGCATCATCAAGTAGTGCTTTACCTGCGGCTGTTAAGTCGTAAGTTGCGGCTGTACCTGAGCCTGTAAATTGAATACCTTTGTCGGCAGCTGATGTTAAACCAGCAATAGCTGCTAGTTCTGCATCATATGCTTGTACGTCTGTACCAATTGCTACACCAAGTGATGTTCTTGCTGTTGCACCTGTCTCTGCTACCCAGTTAGTGCCATCACCAACGATGATGTTGCTATCTGTTGGGGTTAGAGCTGCAATGTCGTCTAATTGAGCATCCCATGCTTGTACGTTTGAGCCAATTGCTACACCAAGTGATGTTCTTGCTGTTGCACCTGATTCAGCAACCCAGTTAGAACCATCACCTACGATAATGTTACCGTCTGTTACGGCTAGAGCTGCGATATCATCTAATTGAGCGTCCCATGCTTGTACGTCTGAGCCAATAGCAACGCCTAGGTTTGTTCGTGCGCCTGAAGCGGTTGAACTACCTGTACCACCGTGTGATACGCCAACGTCTGTTGCTTCCCAAGTACCTGTACCAATGGTGCCAGTTGTTGTTAAACCAGTCATTGTTGTAACGCTGTTTTGCGTTGCAGTTGACAATGTACCTGCGATATTTACTGCTGTAATATCAGCAACTTGAATGTCAGCATATGCTGATACTGTGACGTTACCTGCTGTGCCACCAGTTTCTGTTGTTGTAATAGCGACAAACTCATCTGCAGATTCATCCCAGATGAAACCTACGTTTGCGTCGTCACCACGCTCTACAACGAAACCAGCGTCTGCTGTAGCGGACCCAGTTGCGTTTGCACTGAATACTAATAGAGGATCTTCAATAGACATGTTTGTGGTATCAACTGTTGTTGTTGTACCGTTAACTGTTAGGTTACCTGATACAGTTAAGTTGGATCCGTATGTTAAGTCGTCTGCCAATTTACTACCGACAATTGCGGCATCGGCTGCGATCTTAACGTTGGTTACGGCACCATCTGATAACTGATCGGTATCTATTCTAGTTAAAGCCATTTATTATTTCTCCATTCCTGTTTAAAGTCTTCCTTCAGAAGACTATCATATACCATATATACATATTGTGGAATGATCTCGTCTGCCAATGACAGACAATTCCTTCATATTTCATCTCGAAAAAATATATAAAGGTCATCTATATGCTCGAGCATATATAGTATGCGAGTATTTAAATGTATTTTTGATGATTTAGTGTTAGCACATAATCGCTACTTAAAGTGCCTAGAATAACTATTTTGCCTAATAAAAATAGTTATAGTAGCATATTATTTTTAAAATAAATCCGCGGATATATCAAAAACGCACGTTGAACTAGACCCTTCTCTGAAGCGTTTTATAAACTTATCTTGTAAATTAATGTGTGATCCATATTGAAATACTAAGCGTTCCATTTGAAAGCAATTGCTGAGCCAAAAATATGTATTATGTTTGCCTTCTGTATGCTTTAATAGTTGTTCAATATGCTTGTTATTAAAGAGATCTAATTGTTTATACTCTACATTTAAACTTAAAAACTTATTCCAATACTGTTTTAAATCTTCTTGTGTAATATTATTTTCACTAATATATTTTTCAATTGTGCGATCTCCATCTTGTATTCCTACTAAGTTTGGATTTGCGTCTATAAACTTATTTGTTACTTGTTTAAAAGATTCTACTTCGCCGTCCCAGTTGTTTCTTAAATATTGTTGCCATTTTATTGCCGCAGGACTAATATCAAACATTAGTACAGTTGTATCATCTGTAAAATAATCTTGTCCTAATAAAATATAAGTTTTTAATCCGCCACAGACTCCCATATAGTTGTCAAACTTATTTTCAATCTTATGTGATGTATTAACTTCTTCTGTGTTTATAATATAGTAACCATCTTTTAAATTTCTTGCGGCTTCACGCAGTTCAAACGCAAACGGTTCTATCTTTTTAGGAACAGGATAATCCAAGTTTTCCATTAATTGTTCTACTTCGCTATAGTAAGTTTCAGGATAACAAAATGCTTTTAGTGTTTCTATCTTGTTAGAAAATGTTTTTGTTGGTCTATTGCTTACATATGAATCTAGTATAGATTTGCTATACCAATCACCGTAGAAGTTTGCTTCGAAACGTAACTGTGCTTCTACCGGATCTACTTCAAGTAATTTACAATTAATTAGAAACCAGTTTTCGTTTCCCATTACTGCTTCGGTAGATTCTTCTATACACTGATCAAAAATTGATCTGTCCCAAAACACATGCCCCGCTTTTATAACAAAAATATAATCTTCGTCTGCAATAGTAATAGGATCTGTGTCGTCTTGTGAGTGTATAGGATATCTTTGCTGAACACAAAATTCTGTAAAGTCAAACAATCTATCAGCAATCTGCTCGCAATTCTTATCTGTATTTTTAAGTAATATTAATTTGATTTTCACGGCACACTTAATTTTGAATAATACCTAGGTTAACTGTTTGTTGTGCTATTTACATTAACTTATATAAAGTTTGCCCAAGATCCGTTCTCGTATCCTTGAAATTTATTATCTGTAGTATTGTAAATAATCATTCCATTGGCGGCAGTTAATGCATTTCGTTCTGTTGTTGTCATACTTGCTACTTGTACTGCATTAGCAAAAACTGTAGCACTAGAAGTCATTGTAGCAACTTCTGTGCCGGCTGTTGCAAATCGAATAGTATCTTCGTCAGTAGTTGCTTCAACTCTTACTTGAGTATCATTGTCTGCATCTCTAATTAATGTTTGTACACTTGCAAGTGCTGTGCTAAAAATTCTTGCCTCAACAACATCATTTAAATGAATTTCTTCAACCATAGTAAGTGTTGTGCCACTTACACTGTATGCTGTTGTTGGCTGTTGTAACGCACCGTTAATGCTAACAATAGTATTATTGGTTGTTGCTGAAGTACTTAAAGTAAACGTAGTAGTTGATCCATCACCTGTAAATGTATCACTTGTTACTAACGCATAGTTAGAACTTTCTAAAAATACCCAATCACTACCGTTATAGTATTCTAGTTTATTTTCTGTGCTGTTATAGCGGAAGTCACCTGCTGATGGTGAACCAGGACGTTCTAATGTAGTACCACTAGGGGGTAGCATTGAGTTAGTTCCTACTACTACTAACTGCCCTGTGCCATCCGGATCAATTTGTATGTCACCATTTGTAGTACCTGTTGACATTACATTTGTTGAGAATATAAAGTCTCCTGTATCACCACCTACGCCGAAGTCGCCTGTATATCTTGCGCCACTAATGTAAACACTCTTGCCTGTAAAACTTACACCATTAGGTAAGTTATCTCCAACAAAGTGTAATACGCCACTTTGGTAATCAAAGAACCATTCGTCATCATTACCGGAACCTGTAGCAAATACTTGTGTGCCACTTGCGGCGGCGTTCCCTGCATCAGATGCAGTATGTATATAAACTTTTACTTGATATGTTGAGCCAATCTCAGGTGATATCCAATCTGTTAATGTTGTTTTCCAAGTTCTGTTCGCTGTTGATGTGATATCTTGCGTACACTCCTGCGGTGCGGCTGTTGTATAAACAGTAACAACACCAGCACTTGAGCCTGGTATTGAGGAAGGAATGCTTGATGCGTTCTTCCAAACTTTGTCACCGCGTAGCAATAGCGGACTTGCTATGGCTTCGTTAGGAGCCTTTTTAAGTGCGTTTGTATCTGTTTTGGTGGCGCCGTATCCTAACTTTTTCCAAAGGTAGTCGACTTTCTGGTTATCTGAAACTGCCATTATGCCGCCTCCCCTACGCTAAGTGCGGTTACTGATTCGCCACTTGCTAACGCTATTCTTACCAACACTACATTACCTGTAGCGTTTGACATGTTCTCTGCACCAAGTGTCATTGTATAACCACCACTTAGTGAAACACCTGTTGCAATTCTATCACCTGATGTAAACGCGCAACCATCACTACCGTTACCGCCGTTACCTACATCACTACCTGG